TTGAAAACAATATTCACTTTTTAAAGCACGATAAAACACTTCCTGACTCAGGTCTTCAGATTGATGATGATGCTGAAGTTTGTGTTTAAACCATGATAAAAGCATCGTTTGCTGAGAACGGTAAATTTGGCTAAACCATACTTGTTTATTTACATTTAGGTTCATAGCAGCGAAGTCCACAAATTGGCAATGAGTGATGCGCGACGAGATAATTTCGGCATTTTTTTGAGATAATTGCCTCATCATTTCGTTGCACATCATGCAAAACAATTTCACTTTTAAGGTGTTCTACCTTTCAGCTGCCCACCACCAATATTTGTGATTGTGACATTGCCTTGGTAAATGAATCCAGCTAAACCAGCGATACCATTTCCAAGGGTTGATTCACTAGCTTTACCATTTTCACCAACATTACCACCATCACCAGCCGCTAGTCCTGTTCCATCTGCACCATTACCAACAACAGATAATGTTGCTGCTGTACCAGCGAGGTTTACAAGAGTTTTGCCTTCAGGTGCAGTTTGACGGATGTTGTTGCCTCCAGTACCTGAAGGAATACCGCCACCGCCTGCACCAACAGCATAGTATTCTTGTCCAGTAATTGAATACTCAGATTTACCAGCTGCACCGCCACCGCCACCGCCTGCAATAAGGCCATAGTTACGTACATCAATAAAGCTACTAGCATTCTGTGCAATGATAGCTGTACCACCATCACCAACCATTGCAGTATTATCATCATAGTACCCGCCAGAACCTCCAGTACCATATATATGACCATAGTTAATGATTTGACGACTTGAACCATCTAACCAACTACCAGAAGTAATAGCAACAAGCGTCACACCTGAAGCAATAACGAAAATAGCGCGTGTAGCTGCTGTAGGTGCACCATACGTCTGAATGAATAATTCTAATAGGCTTACATTGGAAAGATTCTGATCAACATAAACAACTTGACCATCTAAATCATCCTGATTGCGATAATAAGGATATGGATAGCTATTTAAATTCTCTAAATCTGTATTGGAAGCACCAAAACCTGAGATTTTTAAATATGCAAAGCGTTCTCTTTGTCCACCAGTCCATTCACTAACATAGTCAAATCGAAAATTAACGACGGTTCTACATTCCTGTAAGCCGTTTTCCAACTGGATTGTTTCGTCGTAAACATCTAATAAACGAATTGCAGAATCATCTTCAGCATTCGGATTTTCTCTTTGCCCCTGATAGAGTGCAGAAATATTTAAAATATTAGAAAGACCAATAGGCAGATATACCTGTGCGTTGTAATCACCATATATCGTTCTTACTTTGATTGTTTGTTCAATAACACCATTTGGCATGATGTGAGCACTAATGTTCTCAACCGTATGTTTAATCTGCCAGTTTTGCGGATCATCGGTATAGATACGAGGATTGACCGTAGTTTCAGGCGTTAATGTTCTATATAGCAGTCTAAAATCTTTTCTCATAACATATTGTGGATGGGGATTTGATGCATCTAAATGATCTTGGTCAGATTTAATACGTGCATTTCGCTCGTTATCAATTAATGTTTGAACAATAGCTAAAGCAGCATCTACGTCATCTTTACCAGCCAAAGCATCAAACAGTTGACGACGTTTCTCTGGATCTAAAGTAATACCTCTCAGCTCCAGCAGATTAGCTAGTTCTTCTTGAATAACATTGAGCCAAGTTGGAGTGAGATAAGTTGCATCTTGTCCACTTAGGTCAGAATTATCATGAAAGCCCGTTTTACCAGCTCCGTTTACGTCTGGACGTGCGTTTACGCTATCAATTCGTTTCATACTTTTTCCTCGATGTCATGCCGCAAATAAGCTGGTAAATAGTTTTCAATAATGCAGCCCATGTCAGCTTTAACGGGTGCTTTTAAGATGAGTTTGACTTTAAACCGTAGGCTTTCGGTGTTGACTGGAGACGTGCATGGTGCAGTGCATTGAATTGGCGTGTAACGTACTAAATCAACTAACTCCACACCAAAAAGCTCTAAAAGTCCTTCTAGATAAGTCCTGTTAATGACGTTTTTAGTTTTTTGAACCCATTGAATGATCTGTAATCGTTCTTCAATGGTTTTCGAGCCATTTACTGTGCACTTGAGTGGCAGGCCTAAAGACTGCTCATATTCGTTCAATAGCTCAACTGGAATGCCTTCTATAAATGAAAGCAATCGTTTTGCATCAATATCAGCTTGTGCAAGTACTTTTGAGTGTGCATAGATGTCATCTGCAATATTTGTATTTGGTGAAGTGTCATAACCACCAACAGGTAATAATTGACGAAGTACTGAAGCATATAGCTCAACAGTTTGATCAAATGTCATGCGTAACCCACCGTCAAATTACCAATACGGAGCCAACCAGTAGTAAAGTTATTATTTGTTGGGGTTTGATTGGTATTAGGCGTGATCTGTACATCAGCCACGCCCACCAACTCTTTTATACGGCTGATTAAAGTGGTTATAACAAAAAGTTCAGCTGGCTTTAATTGCCCGACATATTCACGTACAACTTGCTCCACAACTTCCAGCCCAACAGAGCCTGTCACCAGAACACTAAGGTTTATATATTCTTTGGTTGGTGCATAAGCTCTTACATCTGCCCAGAAACCTGAATATTCTTCTAAAGCTGCCTGAACAGTAGCTAATAAAGCAGTACTTGGTGAGTTAGGCGGATTACCAGCAGCTGTTACTGCAACATCTAATGAACCAAGGCCACGACGTTTGGGAAAAATAAAAACATCTGCAACGCCTGATACATCTTTAACAATTCGCTCTAGATCAGCTTCACGATCACGAATTAAACCAAGCGCTTCCTTTGACTGCATGCGTTGACGCCAAGCTTCTACTTCCTCAACATCTATGCCACCCGACATTTCAATAACATCGACCTGAGCTGCAACACCAGCTAAAGGGCTAACCCATAACAACTGTTGACCGTCAAAGTTCCAGCTCACGCCAGCTTGTTCAGCAATGACTTGAATTTCTCTAGTTTTATTTGCACTCAGCTGCTCTTTGTACAAGTTGAGCCAATAGTGACCTTTGCCATCTGTAAGTTTTGTACCAGCTGGAATAGTTACAGCAGTATTTGAAATGGCTTTGACACGTCCTGTTGCTTTAGAGCCACCGTTGCGTGGGCATTCCAGACGTACAGCATGTAAATAAAGGAAAGGTTCATCAGCTGTAGCAACGAACATCTGTTTTTGAATGTAGAGTTGATGATGGTACAAACCTTCTACTACTGAGGCTGTACCATCTGCACGGATCGCTGCATCGGAATCATCATTAATCGTTAAACCAGTCTTGTTTCTGATTTCCTGAACAATATCCTGACGAAGCTGAGAAAAGCTTTTTATTGAAAACGCCATATTAACCACCTACAGCCACAAAATATGGAATCATTTGCTTTTCACCAGTCAGCTTTGTTACTTCAATAAGCAAATCAACTTGGCTTTGCATCGTTTGAGTGGCCTTTACTACTACTGAAGCAAGACGATCTGGCACTAAGTCAGCCAAGGCTTCTTCAGCATATTGCTGCTCCAACTGTACAATTCGTGGCACATCCTTTGAACGACGTAGTGTGTAAGAACGGCTCCCTATATTTTTATCCTTCCAGTACTTGTGACGATGTATGTTTAAACGCTGACAAACAGCCTGTACTACATCATCTTTAAAGGCCTCATCAAGGCTGAGTAGCACATAATCTTTTGTTTCTAAGTTAATAGTTCCCATAACTACTCCATAAGTTCTGATGGTGTTGGACTGTTGCCATGTGTATGAGGGTTATAGGCATCACGCATTTTTTGCATTGAACCTTTCTTGTCAAAGACATCGCCATTGGGGACATGTAAATTGCCCTCATCAATAAATAAGTCACCGCCTTTGATATGCGCTCCATCTTTTTTGAGCCAGATTGAATGACCGAATTGATCGTAAATACAGGTTTCACCTTCAGAAACATTGATAACTACAGGGCCACCCGTAGTTGCAATGACAATTGAACGTGAAGTTTTTCCCTGAAGCGGAAGCACCACAACTCGTGAGCCTTCAGGGATATAAGAGCTAAAACCCACTTGCTGAAATAGTTCGATTTCTTGAAGGGTCTCGTCAGGTAAACCTGTCAACTGAAGTACTTTTGAACCACCACGCGCCACAATGCCTTGGAATGACTGTCTGATTTGGCCTAAAGCCTTGTTAATTTGACGCTGCACCATCTGAATCATTTGTTTTTCTCCTTTAAAATTAAAGGATTTGCCCAGTCGCCTTGGCGCTTTAGCAGCAACTTGGTGGTTTTGCCTTCTTGACGCGATAAATTAAAAGTACAGCCCACCACAGCCCATTTTGCTGTGGCACGGCTTAATGCGTTGGTTTCAATGTTTACATACCAGCCAGTAGCCCAAACCTTTCCATCAATCTGCCAATCAGGAACAACTGCAATCATAGTGTTGGCTTCAAAATCATTGTCTTTTTTAATTTTCTCAAGGGCCGCATCAGCTTCAGCTTGGGTCTCAACATCACTCAAAGTGACGATTTTCAGACGATTAAAGCTGTACTGAGTTTTTGCAGTGGTTTCTGAAAGAATATGCTGACCGTTACCATCCTGACTAAGCACCTTGATTTCACTAAAAACATTAGAAACGTCGTTGGTGTATTGCAGGCTTAAAGCGTTGTTATCGTTGTTTAAAGGCTTAATCAGTTTTAAAGAAGTTTTAACGTAATACGGATTTGCAAATGGATCGCCAACTACTAGCTTGCCGTCTGGCTCTAACCACACATGTTGACCTGTGACCTGTGCAGCTTTAATAAGTGCATCCCATAAGGATTCTGAAGGCTCTATTGATACTTTGTTCTTCAGCCAAGCATTATTTTGAATAGAAACGTCGTGGAAGAGTGAGCCAAGGTCACCACTCAAAATAAAACGTCCAATTAGCTCTTCAAGCGTAATTTGGCGACCATTAAAGATAGGAACTGAGCAATCAATTAGTTGACCAACTAAATCACGACCAGATATCTCAAGACCATAACCATCACGGTTAATACCTTCCTGTACACGATCTGCAAGTGATGTAAGGATCAATTGATTCGCAAAATAAAGCTGAACAGGACTACCTCCTGAAATATCTGGTGGTAATGGTTGACCGCTTTTGTGAAAAAGATTCAGGCTCCAATTCTCGGCTGGAGTATCAATCTGATTATCGACAACAGCGTTATTCCAGCCTGAAATCTCATGACCACCTATCACCAGTTTGATTTCATGACCTTGGTTATCTTGCATAGACTGTGACCTCCATACCCACCTGAAGGACAGCTGGATTCATTAAATCCTGATTTAAACGCAAGATTTCATCTGCACGGGTCATGTCCTCATACAAATAATGAGCAAGCCAATGCAATGTGCATGGCACAGGCACTCGAACTTTTGTGATTGGTGGACGTGTTTCTATTAACTCTTGAATCTGAAGGTGGATCTGGTCAGCAGCTTCTTTATAGACCTGAATCTGGGCAATATTTTCAAACGAAGAACCTTCACGCTCTTCATTAATAGCCTGTTGTAGAGCTTTACGAACGTTTTGACGTACAACAGCAAGCTCCAACGGATTGAAGCTTATCGTGCTGTTTTCAGCCATTTCTTTACGTGTAGTGCTTACGACTTGTTGAGCAACAGCAATATTGCTGGCGATATAAGTGGCACGCCATGTCTGTTGTAATTCAGGTGACTCATCATCTTGAAAAAGTTTTTCAAAACGGTTCACGCGGTTTGTGACATCGCGCCACTGAGAAATAGCAGAAATATTGGTGTCGAAAGTGACCAGTTTGGTGATGTCATCGACTAATCCAACCGCCCAATCTTTAGGCGATAAAATATCCTCTACGCCTTCTTTGACAATACCCATGTATTTTCGGGCAGTTTCTAGGCCATTGCGGATACGATTGACTGTTTCAAATAGTTTGTTGTTATCAGAGAGTTTAAGCTTATCTAGTGCCTTTTCTAACGCGCTGGTCGGTGTATCAATAATCTTGGTTGGTGCAATAGTTGCAGGGGTAGAAACTGGAATAAAAAGAGGTTTTTCTTTAGGTTCACCTTCAACAAATTCAATCGCAATACCACAGAAATCGACGTTGTTAGCATCATGTTGAAAACGGTATGTGTTCACATAAACATTCATAATGCCGTGAACTGGATGAATTAATTCGCCAGCACCCGTGGCTTCGAGTGCAGCAACCAATGCATCCATCGATTGTTTATAGTCAGTTCCAGAATAAATAGCATTAACTGAATATCGAAGAGGTTCGTTACCCATATCTTCAATTGATGCTTTGTTTGAATATGGAGCTTGTTTGATTGCAAGCGTTTTAGACATACCATCGTCCACAGACGTGCATTCAAAATGAACACCCCGAAAACTTGCGTCTTGAAGATCAGTATCCCAGCCCATAAAAAAACCTCACTATTGTGAGGCTATTCTGTGAAATGTCTGGCTTTGATATAAGGCGGAAACGCTTCCGCTTATCTTTTCTGAAGATAGAATGGCGGAGCACCATGTCTTGATTCTTGAGTTGCTGCATTGTGAGAAATGGCATCAAGAAGAGATCCACCACCATTAAATACCATGGGCTTATTTTGCCCAGTAACATTAATTAAAGCATTAATTCGATTGATCATTTCTTGGCTCAATTGATTTTGCTTTTGTTGCTCAGCAATTAATTGACTGCTTTTTTCTTCAGCTGAAGCTTGTTGAGCTTTGCCTTGTTCAATTGCTTGCTGCACAAAATCTGGACGCTCACCACCTGAGCCAATACCTATCTTGGCAAGAAGATCACTGACTGTCTTATATCCAGCATCATCAATAGGTTTAAATAACTCGAAGCCTGTATAAGCAGCCCCGACAAGACCTGCGGTTTTTGCTGCGCTTGTAGCTTTAGAAGCCAATCCACCTCTTGTACCAGTAGGCAAGTCGGGAGTTTTACCACCACCCATAGTACGAAGGGTAAAAGCTGCTGCACCAGCTGCTAATGCAAGTCCACCAACTGCTACAGCTGCACCATAGGTAACACCAGCCAAATTTTCATTTTCTGAAGCGGTTTTAATTAATGTTTCTTTGAAATCACCCAATGAACCAGACACAGCATCATAGGCTTTAGACTGTGCAAAAAGTTTTTCCTGATTTAATGCTTGATCTTTTGCCCATTCTGTCTGGCTAACCATTGAATAGTCTGAAGCAACTGTACCACCTGCATTAGGCAGCTGCTTTCTTAAATCATTTAGAGTGTCCTTGTTATAGACCACACTTAAAGCAGCCATGAGGGCCTGACGGTCCGCAATAATATTGCCGATTTCAGAACCCATTGCAATGTTACTCATGTCCTCCAACGCAGCTGTACGTGCTACTGAATTTGAGGATTTCGCTTGTGCCTGAAGCTTTGTATATTGGGCATTACCAGCAAGCTGACGTTCTAATAATTTTACAAATGCTTCAACACCATAGACGCCTTGCTCACGTTGTTGAATAGAATAACTGTTCCAGTCAAAAACCTGTTTTGGTTTTTTCTTACCATCAGATTTTGTGGGATCGCCAGACTGTGCAATAACCGCATCACTAATGGATTTACTAAATTCACGACTTGATAGTTTTGCAAGCAAGTTGACTACATTATTACCAGCTTCATCAGTACTACCAGCTGTTTTCATGGCAACTTGATTCATTGCAACAAGTTCAACATAACCTTTTTCACCACTGTAGCCAACAGCACGGGCAGCAGCCATTTGTTGCGCCAGCCATTTGGACATGTCTTTATATTCAAAGCTGCCTAGTTGACCACCCCGAACCGCAATATCATGACCACGTTGTAAATCAGTGATACCAAAGTCCTGCATTCGTGTTGTGAGTGTAGCTGCATCCGTAGCCGTTGCACCTGTTGCAAATGCTGTTTTAACAGCAGTATTCAATGCAGGAGCTACATTATTTAGTTCATATTTACCTGAAGCAATCAAAGAATTTGCTGCTTCAGCGGCATCTTCACGTGTACCACCGCCACCACGAACTGCCGCCTTAATATATTCATTTAACTGACCACGTGCTGCCAGACGTGCGTCAGGTGTCATCCCTTGACCACCTGTAGCAGTTGCTGCGATGTATGTTAGTTGTTGATCATAATCGCGGGGCTTCTGGAGAGCATTGGAGAAGTACATGCCACCAGCCATTGCACCACCAGCAACAGCAGTACCTTTTTGCCATAAAGACATTGTTTGTTGCGTTGACTGGTGTGTCCGCTTACTCGACTGTTCAACCTGTCTTGCCCAGTTTGCCACTTGCTGAATTGAGCCGACTTGTTGCTTATAAAGTTGGCTTTGAATTCTGGTTTGAATAGACTGCTGTCTTAAAACCCCCTCAAGCATACGGTTGGTACGCAACAACTGATCACCCACACGAGCCGTATTTATAGTGGCTTGTGTACCAGCTTTAGCACCATTCACAAATCTAGCTTGAGCAGAACTTATCTGTGTCCACTGTGTATTGATTGTAGTATTGGCACGGATTTGCTGATTATTGAAGCGATTCATTTCCTGAAAAGCTTGCTGGCCCTTAATCTGCAACGTAAGTGAGACAGTTGAATTACTTCCGCTCATAACTTATTCCTGTGACTTCTTAGAGTGTTTACGCACTGTTGAGACATAAGTTTTTGCATGCGTTTTTGCTAATGATTGAGGGGGTGCTTCAGGCTCCTTATTGGATATTTGAGAGGATGAAGGCCGCATATTGCTAAGAAAGGCTAAAGCAATATGTAGAGGTAAATTAATTGCCTCTACATAAGGGATGCCAATAGCCATCAAAGCTTTAATTAAATGGACACGTCCAATTAATTCGCGGCTTTCACCTTTGCCTCAAGTTCAGCCTTTTTATCGAAGAAATGGGTCAAATTAAATTTTGATGTTTGTGCGATTTCATCATATGTAGGTTCATATTGATTGCCATTTGAATCAATTAACTTAACCATCGCAACTACATCAGAAATAGATACATATTGCAGTCCAGTGATTTTCGACTGAGCTTCAACATATTCAAGTGCTGTCAAATCGAAAATAATAAACTTGGTGCACTTAATTTTTTTCTTATTGCGTTCTAAATTAATCGCAACAGGCAAATCATCTTCAATAAAGATTTTTTCCATTTTTTACCTACAATGTTTCGTCAATATAGTCTAAGCAGAACAACTGAAGTTCACGTACTGTCTCGCCATTCAAGTCATAAGTAGCACCAACAGAAGTGACATTACAGTCAATGAAAGTTTCACGATAATTCCCTGAAGGGGACTCGATTGAAATTCGGGCATCATCCACTTGGAGCCATTGCACTGTGTCCTTTCCATCTGGAATAACTACAGTTGCAGTAAGTTCATAAGTCGTAATACCTTTTGATTTATACTTCACACGCTGTTGACGGTTCATCGTAGCGATTGGGCGGTTCCCAGTCGTAATACTCGTACCAAGCCGCGAAACATCGTAATCCAACCCATTAAAGCTCATTACAATTGAGCCAACTGCTGCTTCAGACATTGTGTGTCTCTCTTTTTAACGATGGCCCATTGTCAAATAACTATTTAAATAAGATCAGGCGGAAATACTTCCGCCCAATAAAAAAGGCCGCAAATGCGACCTTCTTTAAAGTGAATGGATTAGTAGACGTCCAGTTGGTTATCCAGAATATGCATTCCTCGCACCCAATGGGCAGGGATTTTGCCAGTAGACCATGTTTTATCGTTTAGGTTCTGAACAACAGTTAATTGATCCTTAGTCGCTTCAACGTTTTCAAGGATTTCAGCACGATCAAGTTTGAGAAGTTCAGCCAACATAATTGAACGCACATTACGCCGAGCAGGTGCTGTATTTTTGCGACGACGTTCTTTACGCAGGGCTGCTCGGATAACTTTACGGGTGTAATCGATAACCAACGCGCCATTAATATCCAGCATGATGTCATCTGCATCACCTGAGTCTGGATTAATACGGAAAGTAGAAATTGCACGAACAATTTCAGGCTTGCCGTCAGCACCTGTTTCGATCATGCAAACGCCTTTGTTTAATGCCGCATTGATACGCTCAAACTTCAGTTTGTACTCGTCCGAAACAGGCGTTACACCTTCAAGGTTCACACCATTAAATGGTAAAGCTGGATCGTTAGAGTCTGCCAAAGCTGCGGCCATAGCTGCTGCTAATTCAGGTTCTTGACCTGTTGCACCGTGATAGCAAACCACCACCACACGGTAACAAGTCTTCACTGGAGCTTGGTCTGCAAAGGTTTCAGCTGCAACGATATCAGTAAATGGAACCACCAAAATTGCTGGCTTTTGGTTGATCGCATCACTTACAGATGTTAGGTGATCAATCCAAGCAGCTGTATCAGTTCCAGCTGCTGGAGGGGCTGAAACGGCAATAATGGTATGGCCTAGAGGTGCGATGGTATCGAGAGTTGCTTGTAGTGTCATAATTTATACTCAACTTAATTTAATCGTTGCATATGCGTAACCATTAACGACAGAACAAAGTAATCCGCCATTACTAACAATTTCGCTGTGGAGTGTAAAGTTTGGATTTTGCTCAACTATTGTTGCTGACTTACCATTAAATTTTGATGGCAATTTCAACTTCAACATTGACGCATTCTGATGGATGTCTAAAACAGCAAGAATTTCGCCATTGTCTTGATACCAGAACCATGCTGTAGCTTCAGGTTGATCTTGTGGATTGAAAATTGCCCGATAAGCAACACTATTTGTTACAGTGCCGATAGTTGTCACTAGAGCTTTTGGATACATTTTTTTAGTATTAGTACCACTATTAAAGAAACCCGCATCGGAAATACTTTTACGAATTTCAGGCTTTGTAACACCTCGATTCAAGCTATATCCAATCG